ATCCTCCAGTGAAGCAACTTCTTCTGATGTCCAACCAACGGCTTCCAGGATTGGATCAATTGGATCAAGGAAAGTCTTTTGGAATTGTAGTTCATGATCAATATAGTTATTCAAACCAAACTCTTCTGGAAGATAATCTGGAAATGATATTACATTTTCATGGATCATGTTTGGTGTTCTAAGATATAAAAACTTAATCTTATCACCATTATTAATCATTGTATATTTCTTTTGTAGCGCCATATCAGCAACTAATTTATTATACATAAGAGAACCTCTTGCATGAATTGGCGTTCCCTTTTTATATATCGTATCTCTTGCTTGGTACTCTCGAACTTTACTTACACCACGAGGAAAGGCTATTTCATTAGGTGGTAGTGTTTTAAAATAATTTTTAAATTGTTGAATTTCTTTTTGAACTGAAGCTTCATCTTTTTCCATAATGACTTTAAAGATTTTCTTTAGAGCATCACGACATGGCGCAGGAGTTGAAGATTTAATTGCTTCAATGCCCATGATCTTCAGCTTTGGCTCAGCGTATCTTACGCCTTCATTATCATGCACATTTAGAATATATCTTTTCTTTGCTGTCCAAAGACCACGATCTGCAATTGCTTCACGTTTCATAACCATACGATTATCTACACCACCGAGCATATTGAATAAGTCAGCATATGCTTTCTCGAGCTCTGGTTCAAGAGCATCTTGACATATCTTATCAAGAAAGTCAATTGTATTATTGGGTTGGAATTTTTTTACAAGATCGTCTAGGCCCACATACAAAGAGTCGGTGTCGATTGCAACAATATAGTCTTTCCAGGTTGTGTTTTTGAGCACACGATTAAGATAGGAGTTGAGCGCATATTCGGCCCATCGAATTGTAAGCTGTCCTGTAAGGGTAATTGCTTCTGCGATTCTTTGGTCGAAAAAGCGAAAATACCTATTACCCATAGCACCATAAAGAGAGTTAAGAAGAATCTTAATTGCCATTTGTTTGTTTTCAGAGATTGCAATGTCTCTTTCAATATTGTATAATTCTTGTTTATCATTTTTATCTACCTTTTGTAATTTCTTTTGAGCATTAATCATATCCTTTTTGATTTCAACTCTTTCTTTATACATTTCATCAACAATGAATGGAACAATACCAGTCTTGTCAATATTAAAATATTGTCCATTAGCTGCAAGAGCTTTACCCTTATTATCTGGTCTTGAAGATTTAGTAAGTACATTTTCAATATCAAACTGAGTAATCTCTCCATTGGCAATTGTCTCAGGCGACATATTATATTGCATAATGATTGAAGGATATAGAGAATTTAAGTCAAATGATACAATATTATCATGTATACCAACATGAGGATCTTTAACAAATCCACCGGGATATGCTGACTTTGTTTTATTCTCGATGAATGGAACCACAATCTTATTCTTATATAGTCTTCTATAAATGATAGTATCCCATATGTTTGTAGTACCAAAGGTATCATTATAGTTTACACCACCCTTATACGCCATTGTCATACATAGCGTAATGAGTCCAAGTTTATCCTCCAAGCGATCTACCAACTCTACGTCTTTAATATTATAGTCAATAAACTTTTGATGATTGTATTTGTATAGAGTATGTAAATTAGAATATTCATCATAACTTAGTTTCTTTTCACCAAGTACTACATTTGCAATATGATCCAATTTATATGTTTCTTGTGGACCATATGAATATCCAAATTTTTGAAAAAGATCCAAATAATCCAGTTGTGAAATACCTTTAAGTTCATATGCTGTTTGAGTTCTACCCATCTTTGTTATATCTTGACGATCAATCATTTGCCAAGGACTTAATCTTTTAACATAAGCTTCACCGAGCATTCTATGAATACGATTTACAAGATAAGGAATATCAAAGAATCTTACATTCCAACCTGTTACTACATCAGGGTTATGATTATTCCAATGTGTAATAAAGTTAATAAGTAAGTCATCTTCACGATCAAACTTACGATAGATGACACTATGATCTTTCATATAGGATGCATCAGTGTCATAATCACCAAGACCCCAAATGAAATATGTATTATTAATATTGTTCTTTAATGCAATTGATATGATTTTATGATCAGCTTTATCTGGCTCTGGAAATCCATCGTCCGATGCAACCTCAATATCAATGGTTGTTACATTAATAAGATTACGATTAAACTCTATGTCTCCAGGATAGTAATCATTAATAAATGCCGGAATATACTTAGTATTTCCATAGATTGTTTTACCAGCTACATGCTTATGAGCTGTTACATATTCATTAGCTGAACGCATTGAGTCAAATCTTTTACCTGCATTTGCAATACCTACAGGAGTACCATCAAGTGCTTTCCACTCTGTTGGAAGATTTGTGCTCGTAAAAAGAATTGGTTCGTATTTGATTTTCTTTTCGATTCTTCGGCCATGATCATAGCCTCGAAGTAGAATCATATTTCCATAACGAGAAACATTGGTGTAAAATTGCAACATAATAATATATTATACTATAGTTTAAGTCAAATGTAAACTATTTTTTTCAAAAAAGGTGGGGGTAATTTCTTACCCCCGCATGAATCAAAATGAGATCCAGGAAAGATAAATTGTTAAGGGTGCCAAGGTTAATGTTGTTACACTTATCAATACCATACCTAGGGTCTCTCTTACATCATCATATTTTAAGAACATTCTAATTAGTTCCATGATTGTATCTCCAGTAAAAAAGTTTATTACTTATCTACTGGGTGTTCGCTGATACTAGCCTTTCAAAAAAGATTTTTTCTTTGATGCCCCAGCAGACCCTATATCGATCTTCCTAGGACGCTTTTCTTCAGGAAGTTCAACTCTGGCATAAACCACGAGTATTCCATCCACAAGATCCGCACCATCTATTACGACAAATTCTGAGAGTCGGAAGCTTTTCTCAAATTTGCGAGATGAAATGCCTTTGTATGCGTATTCACGCTCATCTTTTTCTACTTCACCAGAGACTTTAAGAATACCATCTTTTAATTCGATATCAATATTATCTCTTGTAAATCCTGCCACCGCGAGCTCAATGAGAAACTTTTCGTCATCGATCTTTACTACGTTATGTGGTGGATAATTATTACTATTAGATCTAGCACTTGAATGGATTCTTTCGAGATCCTCAAATAAAGTGTCAAATCCAACAAAAAGCGAACGTGGTACGTTCAAGTTATTTCTTACTACCATTTTATTTTCCTCCTATTAAGTTAGCAAGGTTAATTTGGATCCCATTACATTGGCGATCCACTTTTATTTATACAGGTTTACTCTTTAGTTTGAGTATTTCCTATATTATATTTTGGACAGAGTTCCCATTGAGACTTTTCCTTGAATGGAATTACTTTGATTTGTCTCAATGGAGCAATGTCCTGTGCACGACTTGGATCTACAATTTCAATTAGACCCCAGTCAGCGAGTAGCGTAGCAATGGTGTTCCTACGCTGAATGTCATTCTCTAATAGATTGCTTGGTTTGCCATCTAAGAGAAAGAGTTCTTTAAAATGTACAATAAAGTATCTGCCTTGTTTATGTAATATATGACATGACTGATATAGCTTTTGATCTTTACGCGATGCGACACCGATACGAGTTAAAGTCTCTCGTATTTTTAAAAAGTCGTCTGGTTCGTTGAGTCTGACTTCCAACATTTCAGTTGGTTGCCAATTTGTGATTTCTTTATTTTCGTTTTCCACCTTTATAAATCCTGTTCTTCAATTCTTCAATTTGTTCATTGCTCATTAATGATAATGCGGATTTAGCCTTTTCATTGCTATACCCATAATATTCTTTGATGAGTTCGAGATTAGCCACCTCCTGTGGTTTGATCCATTTGGACCATCTCTTTTTCTTCTTAATTATATTTATAAAAAAATCAAATTGAAGTCGATGATCTAAGTGGTGATATCGATTCATTTCATTGGCATAGAGTATAGTATCACGAAAGAATGAAAGACCACGATTTATGATAAATGGATTGTATTCCTTTTCAGCAATATCATCTATCATAACATCTTTCTTGGTCTCGTTAATTGCTTTTAGATATTCAAATGGATTCATTTTTCTGTATATAATCCTCTGCTTGTTTTAACGATTCAAAGATTCTTTCATAAACAACTCTGCCATTTTTTACAAAAGTTACTCTATGCATTGTTTCATATTCGCCATAATGTATTGGCCAAATGTGGTATCCATCTTCTATTGTCATTTGAATTTTACTCCTGCCATAATTTCTGTACAACATGCAACCATATTGAGTTCATGGTCTGCAACAAAACTATTTTTGTATTGATAGTCTGCAAGTATAAGAACCATTTGTGGAATACTTGATGGTTCAACATGCTCGTTCATATTATCATACATCTTACGAAACATAGATGCAGGTTCAATATCGATATTATCAGCAACCCATTGTCTCATCTTTTTAAAGTCTTTCATTTTAAGAGAACTCATAAGTGTATCAATAGTAATATCAGTAGCATTTACAAGAATGCCGCTATCAATCTTACCAAAGGTTGAATATCTTTGTAATTCATTGATTGTTCTTCTAAAGTCTGGAAAGTATTTCATTATAAGTTCAGCAATTACTTGCTCATCATAATTAATTGTTTCCTCTCTTAGTATATTCATAATACGATTCATAAAAGAACTAGCAAGAGCTTCTCTTTCTTTCTTAGGAATAGCAAACTCAATAACACTGCATCTTGAATGTAATGGTTCTATTATTCTATTCTTAAAATTACATGTTAATATAAATCTACAGTTTGCTGAGAATTCTTCAATAAATCCACGTAAAGCGGGTTGGGTGGATTGGGGATTCAGGTAATCAGCCTCGTCCAGAATCACGACCTTGTATCCACCCGATAAGGAAACGCTACTTGCAAATTGTTTTATTTTGTTTCGTAATGTATCAATACCTGATTCTTCAGAACCATTGATAATGATATAATCGAGATCCAATACGTTACATAATGCTCTTGCTACTGTCGTCTTACCAGTACCAGCTGTACCAGTGAACATCATATTTTGAATCTCACCTTGTTCTATAATTTGTGTAAATGTTTTATAAAGATCTGATGTGAGTATACATTCAGATATTGTCTTTGGTCGATATTTCTCGACCCATAAAAATTCGTTCATTGTTTCTCCCATGATATAACTGTGTCTAATCTAAAACTTCTCCATGCTTTTTTATCCAAAGCCCAAGCAACAAAGTGGTCAGACTCAGCACTCATATTTAAAGTCATTGCAACTCCATTATCTTGTAATATTGTAGGATTAATTGTACATGGCATTACACGGATTTCTTTTGTGTCAATCTTTTCAAAGGAAACTGTTACTATTCCTTGTTGTAATGCTAGTAATAAATTGGATTTTTCATTTGAATTCATAATATTATTTTAAAATAAGAGGGGATTGCTCCCCTCATAATTATTCTGCTGAATCTTCTGCAGGTTCTTCGACAACCTCAGGTACTTGACCTTCTGGTGTTTCACCGTCTTTAGGGGTAGCGGCATTTAAGAATCTTACGACTCTATTTCTTAGCCCGCCTACTGCCTCAAGTTCTGGACCTTCGAATCCACCTCTTTTTGAACAGATGTCGATAATCTGAACCATTGTGGCGATGTCCTGTAAAGACAGTTGAACTTGCTCTTCAGCATTTTCAGTTTTCACTTCTTCTGCCATGATTTTCTCCTTTGCAAAGTAGTTAACAAAATGGAAAGACCCACCTGGCATCTTTCCTCTCTTCGATTGTATTTATACATTAAATGTCGAAGTTTTCTCAAGAGCGATAAAATATTCCACTGGATAATTTCCATTAGTCCAGTTTGAAATAAGCTTAGATGATATACTTACAAAGTAATCACCAGGTAGTAATTTCAAATTAGGAATACTTACCACGAAGTTAAACTCATTTCTACATGAGTTATCTTTATCCAATTCAATCTCGAATAGATTAGATGTACTGTCTCTTGTGTCGACAACAGAAGCAGTTATAATACCATCCTTTCCTGAAATGGATAATTCAGAATGTCCAAGTACAGCAGCAGCTTTTCGAATTTGATTAAGTACATCTTCTTCGAGATTAACACCAACTTCTGCATCTGGCATTTGAATATCTTTTTGAGGCGTAGTAAGTATATCAGGTTCTGAGAAGAAATATCTTATCTTCTGCGAATTAGGTAACTTACATCCGCCTACATTGTTTTTAATTAATACAGCTTTATCTTCAAATTCTAGAGTAGGACTCTCAATTAAGCTATACACTGACAAGAATTCGTTTAAGTCATAGACTCCAAACTCTTGTGGGAAGTCTTCTACAACCGTAGCTCTAGCCAATATGGTCTTTGCTTCAGATATTGTCTTAAGCTGTTGACCAGGTTTGAATACTAGATTTGGATTAATAGAAGCGAAGTTCTTAAGAACGTTTAGGGTATCATCACTAATTACCATTTTTATTTTCCTCATTCAAATCATGTACATGTAGTGCAATAATAGTATAGTGTAGAATTTTTAAAAGGTCTGCTCTATTGAGACCTTCTTTCTTTCCATACCTTTGTGCATACTTAAGTACATTTCCAATTGCAAAACCCATACCGTGGCCACAGTCAATAATGAATTCAGTAGACTGAAAATTATTTTTAGAGTAGTGACCTCCGTAGGTTTTATTTATATAATCAAGGAGCTCTTTTACAAGGGCTCCCTCATTAAACTTGTAGTTTATTTGCTCTTTCTTTCTAAACATTTTCCTCCTCTTCAGTAGTTTCAGATGTAAGTACACCGTCATCTACTTTTGAATATAGATCTAAAAAAGCTGCTTTTGTATCATCGTCAAATCTTGAGATACAAAGATCAATTGCTTTATCTCTTTTATCAAAGATAGAAAAAGTTTGTGCAATATGACAAAGTCTTCTTGTTGAAATAACTTCATCTACGCCATCATCATAATATGTTTTTCTAATAATGTCAGCCCATGTAACTAACTTATCAGCAAAGTCCTCATCAACAGAACCAAATTTTTCCATATGCTTGAGTACAATTTTCTTTTCAATATTTAAGCTAGGAAACTTTTGATCAACTGAGATAGTAAATCTTTCAAGGAATGCTTCATCAATAATAGAAGCTGCTGTAAATCTACCGTCTTCAGAACCTTTACCTTTTGTATTGGCTGTGGCAATTACATTGAAACCTTCTGCGGGTTTAACAATTTCACCAGTCTTTTTAACAAGAACTGGTTTGCCTTCGAGGATACCTTGAAGACACATGATTTTGTTAGTTGCTCTATCAATCTCATCAAGGAGAAGTATAGCGCCATTCTCCATTGCTTTGAGAACTGGACCTTTGGCAAAAACTGTTTCACCATCAATTAATCTGAAACCACCAAGCAAATCATCTTCGTCAGTTTCAGGATTGATTTGAACTCTGATAAACTCTTTACCAACTTTAGCACATGCTTGCTCTACCATGAAAGTCTTACCATTACCAGAAAGACCTGATATATATGTTGGATAGAACATGTTGGATTTGATAATTTTTACGATATCATGATATGCACCCCAAGCTATAAAAGTATCATCAAGTGTAGCAAAGTTTCTTTCTTCATTTACAATTGATTGCATTTGAGCTGCATGTTTAGGAATAGTATTAACAACTGAAGTTGAAGCTTGAAGCTCTGATCTAATTGGTTCAATAAGACCTGCAAGATCATATGTACCAATCTTGACTCTATTTTCTTCAGTCATAAGTGGATACCAATCTTTTCCAGTGTATCCAAATGCTTTTCCAATATCTACGATTGTAGATTTACGAAATTGAGTTGTGTCCGGATATTTCTGGGCTAACTCTTTTAAGATTATTTGTGTTGAGGCTTTCACGTTATTCATAATTTAATATTTCTCCTTATCATTAATTATAGTTTATTATACCACGTTTTTACTAGTCTGTAAATAGCTAGAATGAAAAAAGTTCGTCTTTTTTCACATTGCCACCGCTTTACCGAAGTTAGTAAGTAATGTTTTATTTGTCTTTTTAGATTTACTATATCTTTTAAACTGAGATGTAATTTGTCCTTTTGAGGCATCATCTGATATATCAAATCCATCATCATCTGTTGAGAAGTTCTTTCCATTCTTTACAATATAGAATTGATCATAACCAAGTTTATTATCAAATGTTACACATTTATGTTTAGAATATTGTCTATTAAATGGTTTGCGATCATCAATATCATAAACATATTCCCCTGATGCATCTTCGATTTTTCTCCAAAAGTTATATGAACCATCAGCAATAAAGAATCCAAGAGTACATACTCTATAATTTTTTTGTAAGTTTGTTAATAATGCTTTAGTAGCTCCACTTCCTCTACTTGGTAAATGAATCTTTCTTCCATCAACATGAATATTCATTTTACCATATGTATCACTAGGTATATAATTAACATCTCTACTTTTAAGAACATTTATATTATTTGCTTCACCATCAGATAAAATTACAAGATTCATTTTATCAACATTGTGTTTTCTTTTAAATGTTTTAATAAGTTTATGACTATGAATTAGAGCTTCATTTAATGGTGTTGAACCATAGTCCTCGTATCTACTAAGGATATCTCTTTCATAATAAGTATAAGATTCTTTAGCTAAATAAGATCTCAAAAAGATGTGGAATAATGCTTCATCATAGTCTGCTTTTTTCAAAGAAGATGAAATAACTAATGGCATTGAAAGATTTCCATGTGATACTTCGCTTTCTTTAGAATCAGCAAGGTTTAGAGCTGCAGCGTCATCTTCATAATAGTGAGCTTTAAATCGATTATTAGTGTTTGTAAATCCATAAACATCAAATGGAATATTCACAGCTTTACAAAATACAACTAAGTGAAGGAGTTGATCCATCACTTGACTAATCGTATTACTCATAGAACCAGAATAATCAATTAGCATCATCATACCATGATTCTTTGCATCAGCCAATCTTGTAACTCTAGCAAAGATATCGTCATTTGTTTTATATGACCATAATCTATTTATGTCAAGTGAACCTGTTCTAGCGGTTTGAGCTCTTGTATAGCGATAAGCTGCTTTTCTCATTTCAAACTCTTTCACTGCATAATTAACACTACGCTTTACATCTTTCATATGTGATTTGAATAACCTTTGATATTCAGGGTTATTTTTAAATTCTAACCATTCTACTTGCATATCTCTAGATTTTTTAAGATCAGCATAATTAATAACTAATTGTGCGGCAACGTCTTTATTAAATTCGTTGCCCACACTCACTTGGCCACCATATTCATCTCTTTCTAAAAGAGTATGTTCATTACGTCTGAAGTTCTCATCTGTTAATGAGACATCTTCGTCTTTATACGTTTTTCCATCTCTTCCAGTTTCTGAAGATTCCTCTTCGCCTCTATCAGATTCTCCTGCATCTCTGTTATCAGAGATAGAGTCTTCTTTTTGAGCTTCAGAGTTTCTATTAGGCTGACTTGTAGATTTGTCTCCATCTTCTTCTCCTTTAGATTCCATATCATCATGACCCATTTGACTAGGATCATCGTTCATTTCATTTTCTTGTTGTTCATTTCCACTAGATGCTGGTGCCTCTGGTGGAGTTAATAGTTCTTCTTGGTTTTCTTTTGTATAAGTAAGAATATCTCTACATAATTGAGTTACTTCTTCAAAGGTTTCTGTAGTCATTGCTCTATTATAATAGACAATTTCTTCATCAGTAAATGGTACATCAATATGATCACCAATTTTTGCTTTAAGATTAATTTTATCAATAAGTTTAATTGAATCCCATTCTATATTTGAAAGATCGCCAAAGAATTCTTCGTCAAATAGTTTTTTATATCCTCTTGACATTGGTCCAATAAGACCTGCATAATTTTGTTTAATATGTCTTTCAATACGAGCATCTTCAATGACATTAATATAAGATCTTGGACAACCTTCGAGTTTTTCTGGGCTATCATGCCAACCCTCAAAAGGTGTGAATAAAGCATGACCAACTTCATGACCAATTAATAAATCAGTGACATCTTTACCCATATCTTTCCATTGAGGAAGACCTAATATACGATCTTTGATATCAAACCATGCAGTCTGGTAGTTGCCATATTGCACAGTAATGTTTTCTTTTGCGAGTAGTTTTGCTAGTGTTGATTTATGAGTTGCCATTTATTTCCTTATCTTATATATCTATTATACACCCAATTGGCGTAGATGTAAATAGCTAGAATGAAAAAAGTTCGTCTTTTTTCTTTATTTATTATAAAATCCTTCCAATAACACTCGTTCTACATTTTTTCTATACTTACAACCAATATATTGAGACTCAAAGTATTCTCCTGTTTGTGGTATTTCGTAAGCTATCTTTAATGGTACACCAAGATTATCGGATTCATAATTTTCATATGAGGTGGCTAAAACTGTTCTATCATGTTCGTATATAAAATTCCACCATTCTTTAGCACAAGACCATTCTGTTTCAAATAATTCTTCAACCCAATCGGCTCTTTTGTTTATATGAGCTCTTTCAACAGATACAACATCTTTCTTATTTGGTATTCGTTCAAAATTAATTAATGCAAAAGCATTTAATGCTTCTTGAGTAATACCAACGACTCTCCAATTACCTTTACTATATGCTCCATATAACGAGGTGAATGTTCTAACTAAATGAGTACGATTTGCATACTTTGCTTTAGCCATTGGTTTGAATATTCCAAAAAATTCTTCTAGTTTTTTACGTTCCATAATATTAACTGGAGCCACCCGCCAGGATCGAACTGGCGACCTGATGATTACAAATCAACTGCTCTACCATCTGAGCTAGGGTGGCTATTTAATTTTTGAGAAGTTTCGATCTTTAAAGAATTCAATCTTACTTCTGAATTTATTTTCTAAGATATCACCTTTATGAGATATAATGAATACATTAGATCCATCGTCCAATGTTTCAAGTATCTTTGTAAGGTTGTCTATACCATCATGATCTAAACTGGAATCAAATGTCTCATCAAGAATAAGCAGATTAGATGCTGCACTATTCTTCATTTTGGCAATTTGTCTCCAAGTAAATAGTAATGATAAATCAATTCTCTGTTTCTCGCCTTCTGAGAACGAGGCATAGTTAAATGAGTCACGATGTCTTGATCGTATTGTTTCATTAAAGTTTTCATCTAAATGAAATGATACAAAGAAATCTAATACTTGTAGGTAACTATTAATTAATCGATTCATAACAGGTAAATATTGTTTAATGACCTTTGTTTTAATACCAGTATCTTTTAACATTTCACCTATGACTTCATTATATGTTCTTTCTTCTACATATTCAAGTTTCTTTTCAGTTACCCTTTCCTTTTTCTTTCTCATAGAATTGAGTTCACGCTTAGCTTTTGAAACGTCTCCACTCTGTCCTTGAAGATTATTAATTTCTTTTTGTATCTTATCAATCTCTTTTTGTAATAAAGTAATTGCATCATTATTACTATTAATACGATTTTGTTTTTGTCTTAGCTTATTCAAATTATTAGACACTTCTTGCTGATTAGCTTTAAGCTCTCCAATGTTCTTTTGAAGATCTTCTTTTGCGTCTTGTATCTCTTTTGCTTTAAGCTTAATTGATTCAATCTTTTCTTCTTTTTTAGCTTCTTCAATATCTTGATCGCATGTTGGACAATGATTATTTTCTTCATAAAATCGGGATTCAGATACCATTGACTTTATCTTTTCATTAAACTGAGTATCATATGAATCTAGCTGAGACATCTTTTTAATTAATTCAGTACTATGTTTTTCTTCAGCTGTAATTGAAGTAGCAAGATTTTTACCAAGCGTTTTACTTTCTTCAAATAATCGATTAATTTCTTCTTTATGAGTATCAATACTAGATTGTTTCTGAACTATTTGATCATCATTTAATTCTTGTAAATCCTTTATGTATTTTGATTGGCTATCTATTTTTGTTTTGTAAATATCAATCTGATGATTTATATCTGTAAGCTCATCTTTAATTTTTGAATTACGTTCCTTTAATAACATATTCATTTTTGAAAAGATATTAATATCCAATAAATCTTCAATAATGTTTCTTCGTGACCATGTTGGTAGTTGCATAAATGGAATAAATGAGCTACTTCCTAATACAACTACCTGATGGAATGATTTATGATTGAGTTTTAATATATTTTGCTCTAAGAATTTTTGATAATCTCTGGCATTAGATGCCTGATTAATAAGGTTACCATTCTGATAGATTTCAAATTTAGCTGGTTTAATTCCACGCACAATCTTAAAATCTGCTGTTCCAATTGTAAACTCTACAGTTACAAGTGTACCTTTCTTATTGATACTATTAATCATTTGGTCTTTTTTGATATCTCTATGAGGTTTACCAAAGAGTGCAAATGATAAAGCATCAAGTAAAGTTGATTTACCTGCTCCGTTTGTTCCTACAATTAATGTTGTTGGTGATCGATCTAATAATATTTTAATAGGATCATTTCCGGTGGATAGAAAATTCTTCCACTCACATGATTTAAAATGTATCATACTACTTCTAAGTTTTGTGCTTCAGTATAAAGCTTTCTCAATTCAACCTTTAGATGTTCTTTATCTAAATCAGTATCTACAGCATCAACATAAGAATCAAGTAGATTAGTAGTATCTTCAAGGGATATTTTCTCGTCTTCTACGCTTTCTCCCAGATACTCTTCAAAGCTTTCAGCTATCTTGAGTTCATATGTTTCTATATTCTGTAATCTATCTACAAATTTATCAAACATGTAAAGATCATTTTTATTTATAACAATCAACTTAATAAACTTTTTCTCATATTGAGAGACATCAATTTTATCATAGTCAGTTTTGCTATCATCATATATTACTTTCTTAAACATCGTAATTGGATTACGAATTGCTTCTACCTCTCTTGTCTCAGTATCGAGAACATGAAAGTATTTTGGATCATCTACATCTGCCCAAGTAAACTCCATTTGTGAACCTAGGTAATGTACATTTCCTTGATGTGACTTAGTGTGGAAATGTCCTGATAATACCATTTCAAATTTAGAAAAGACCTCAGCATTCATACCATGTGGATTAGGCATTCCAGCCATCATATCAAATCCTTTTAACTCTAAATGAGCACCAAGAATAGATGCACCACATTTTTGAGCCCATTCAGTATATTCTTTATAATTAGAATTATTAATCCAAGGTATTACTGCAACTTTACAACCATCATAATCTAATACTGTTGGTTTCATACAAATATTTACATTAGATGTAAAGTAACCAAGCAATTCTTTTAACGAACAAAGTTCATTTGTATTTTTAAAGTATACGTCATGGTTACCTGGAATGATATCCATTGTCATACCAAATTTTTTAAGTGGTTCTAAAAAATGTTTACGATTAGCATTAAGAGCTTTAAAGTTAACAAACTTACGATGCTCATAGTAATCTCCAAGATGTAATACATTCTTTATACCATGCTCTTGGCAATAAGGAAAGAATACTTCTGAATAGAATCTATCCTGATACTGTAAAAAGATATCTGAACTATTTCTTACACCACAATGTGTATCATTCAGTATTGCTACTTTCACGTATCATCCTCATTCTTTCTGCAAACATTTGTCTTTGAAGTTTACCTAATCTTCTTCCTGAGATTCGGATTCTCTCCATAGTCATTGCTAGTTCTTTTCTTTTTGCTTTACGTTTAAGTTCTTTCTTAAACCTTACTTTATTTCTTCGGATTTGACCGACTCTTTGTTTTTCACTTAAATGTTTCATGACATGAATAACTCCAGCTTTTCAGCTTCCTTTTCCTTTTTAGCAAATTCTTTAATAGCAGTATCTTTTTGACGCACTGTACTAATTCTTTGTCTTAGTGTATCAACATATGCCATTGTTTCATTTGCTGTATCGTTATCCATACCCATTTGTACGAAATCTTCAATACCCATTTTCTCAATGAATCTAAATTTGATATCCTGTTGCTTTTTCTCTTTTGTAATTCTACGGATAAATGCAAAATAACAAATTTGAGTAAAGTAACTAAAGGCATTAGGTTTACCAGTTCTTGTTGCAGTTTCTATATTATAGTTACCAATTGCTCTTAAACAATTTTCAACTGCATCCATAACCATTTCTTCTCTATACGTGTATCTTACAAAGTTTGGTCGATGTGATAGACCCTCTGCAATTCGTATAAAACATTTGGCTATATAATCTGTAACAGTAGGAACTG